ACCTTATCATTGTTTAATAATTTTTAGTATTTTTGAAAATAAATTCTATATATGGCAAGTTTTCTTCAAAGAATCAGGAACGGTCTTAAAGCGTTTAATAGTCAGCAGACCAACGAACAGTACAATAGGTTCATCTATAATGTGCTTGGAAATAATAGAATAACTAACTCACAATACAACGAAGACTTTATAGACAAAGGGTACAAATACAACCCAACAATTTATTCACTTATACAATTAATATCTAAGTCAGCAATAACAGTACCATTCAAGATATATCAGAAACTAGATGAAAGTGCAGTAAAAGAATATAAAGGTTTACTATCAAATGGATTAAATGAAGAATCAGTATTCAAATCTAAGCTGATGAGAAAACATATTTTTGAAGAAGTAGAACATTCTGCACTTGGTAAACTTCTTGAAAGACCTAACCCTGCACAATCGTTTTCTGTGTTCTTACAAGAATTAATATCGTTTGGTAAACTTACTGGTAACAGATTTGTATATGGTATTGCACCTGAGAACGGAGAAAACAAAGGTGTATATTCACAAATATACAACCTACCTGCACACCTTATAGAGATCAAGTCTGATGGTATCTTTAAACCAGTATCTAAATATACTATGATGTACAATGAAAGTAAGTATGAATTATCTGCTGAAGAAGTATTGCACATTGCAGACTTCAATCCTGACTATCAAGGTGATGGTACACATTTATATGGACAATCACCAATAGAAGCAGGTATGAGAGTTCTTACTACTGCAAACGAAGCAGTAGAAACTAATCTAAAATTCTTACATAATCAGTCTGCTAGAGGAATGCTTACACCTGACGATGACCAACTGACACCAACACAAGCACAACAACTAAAAGATGCACTTAGAAGAAACTATCAAGGAAGCAAGTCTGCAAACGATATTATGATTACTGGTAAGAAGTTCTCGTGGACAAACTTTGGTTTATCTACTTCTGACTTGCAACTACTAGAATCATACAACGCAACAATAAAAGATTTATGTAATCTATATGGTGTACCAGTACAATTATTAAACAATACAGAATCAACAACATACGATAATTATAGAATAGCTAGAAAGGTATTATTTACTAATGCAATCATTCCTGAACTTAATAAGATCAGAGATGAGTTTAACAGATGGCTTGTTCCAATGTATGGTGAGGATTTATACTTTGACTTTGATTATAGTGCGATTCCTGAACTGATGCCTGAACAACAACAACTGATAGACAATCTATCAAAGAGTTACTGGCTAACAACAAATGAGAAAAGAGAAGCTAGTGGTTATGGTGTTGATGAAAATAACCCTATTATGAATGAGTATCTAGTACCAAATCAGTTTGTTCCAATATCAGATTTAGATTTAGGTATATCAGATGATGTTACATTCCCAGTACAAGAAGCTGTAGAAGAAGATGATGTAATGACAGAAGATGAGATGGAAGATATGCAAGAGCAAGAAGAAAAGCAGATGACTGCTAGATTGGAAACTGCATTACGAAATAAAGTAGAAGAACATAACGAAAAGGTGGGAGATGACAAAACAAAAAGAACTACAGTAAGAACATTGTATCAAGTATATAGAAGAGGTGTAGGTGCATACAGAACAAACCCTGCTTCTGTACGACCAAACGTAAGAAACGAAGACCAATGGGCAATGGGTAGAGTAAATTCATACTTATATGCACTAAGAAACGGAAGATTTAGAAGTGGCAAACACGACACAGACTTATTACCATCAGGTCATCCAATGTCTAGCAAAGACGATAAGTCGTACCACAATGAAGTATTTGACAATAGAGTTGATGCACAAGAGAGAGCTGAAGCAATAGGATGTTCTACAACACACACCCACGAAACAGAAGACGGAATGGTATATATGCCTTGTGCAAATATGGATGAACTTGAAGATGCGTTATCTAAGTATAGACACGAAGATGAAGAAGAATACAAACAAGAAACTTATGACGATTATCCTAAATCTGTAAGAGAGAACGCTAAGAAAGCACAAGAAATAAATGAATCTTTCAACAATCCTTGTGCTACCTTAGTGGGTAAAAACAGAGCAAACGACCTCATTGCAGGTCGTGGTCTATCATTGGAAATCGTAAAGAAAACATTTGCATATCTATCGAGAGCATACGAATATGTTACTGGTGACTACATAGATGAAAAAGATAAACCTATCTGTGGTGATATATCTTACTCATTATGGGGTGGTGATAACAAAGTATCTAGGGTTGAAGATGATCCTATGTACAAATGGTGCAAGAGGATCATAGATAAAGCAGAAGAAGATGCCACTACCTAAACCAAGAGCAGGAGAATCAAGAAATCAATTTGTTCGAAGATGTATGATTGATGATACATCTATGTCAGAATACCCTGATACACAACAACGATATGCAGTATGTTTATCGTTATCCAAAGACAGAAAAGAGATTATCAAACAAGCTAAAAGAAAGATTGCCACAAATTTTAGAAAGCAAGTAATGTTGGCTGAGAAAAAAAATTATCCAATAGCATATAATTATTATTTGAAAGAATTTGATAAAGCATCTAAAATGTTTTTAGAAAATCCAACTATTAATAATCAGAACTTTAACACGTTATTTAACGAAATTGAAACAAAGAAAATGTATTCAGATATGTATAAACAGACTGGTCTAAGATTTGCAAAATGGTACGCAGATACATTTAGAAAAGTAGCAAAGAAAGAACTTACACCTTCTGTAATAGAACAAAATATGGAAAGATATGCCACAGAGAAAGAAAACTATCTTGCACTCGTAAGAGAGGTTTCTGCTGTATCAGGTGTTGCAAAATCTACATTAAAAAAAGTATTAGCAGAATTACTTGCAGACGAAACCTTTATGTCACTAGGAGAAGAAGCTAGGGTTAGAGAGATTATGAAAAGATTGAAGTTTAAAGCTAGGTGGATGGCAAGAAGAATAGTAAGAACAGAAACAACTGCTTCTGCAAACTTTGGTATCCAACTATCTGCATCAGATATTTATGGTGATGACAACTTGGTAAAAGAATGGATTGCATCAGATGGATCAAGAACTAGAGATACACATAGAACTGCAAGTAGTCAATACAGTAATAATCCAATACCTATGAATGAACCTTATCTTGTAGGTGGTTCGAAGATGATGTTTCCATCAGACACATCGCTTGGTGCTAGAGCAAAAGAAGTGGTCAACTGTAGGTGTGTGTCTATACCATTTATACCTGACTAAACATCTAATTAAAAATTGTATTATTTTTGAAAATAAATTTAAGATTATGAGCAAAGTATTATTTAAGCAAGGAGAGATAAGTGATGTAGATGAAAAACTAGGAATCGTAAAAGGATACGGTTCTGTCTTTGGTAACGAAGATTCAGATAAAGATATTATAGAAAAAGGTGCATATTCAAGAACCATAAAGAACAATGGTTCTCGAGTAAAGTATTTATATCAACACGACATTACAAAACCAATCGGCAAGATGAGAGAGCTGTATGAAGATGATAAAGGTTTAGCATTTGTTGCAGAAGTACCTAAGACCACATTTGGTGAAGAAGTCTTAGAACTTATGAGATACAAAGTAATTGATGAGAACTCAGTTGGTATAATGCCAGTAAAAAAAGATTATAACGAAGATGGTGTCAGGGTAATCAAAGAAGCAAAGCTATTTGAAATATCAGCAGTAACTCTTGCATCAAACGAAGAAGCAAAAATATTAGAGGTAAAAGGCGAATCTGAAAAGATCGACTATTACACAAAGAGATTTGACAACTTGATTAAGTTAATCCGTAAAGGAAACATTACAGATGATCTTGGTTATTTAGTCGAATATGAATTAGAAGTTTTAAAATCTTTGATTGCTCGTGATAATACACACCAATCAGACAAGGAACTAACTCGTGGTAATGCACACTTAGAAACTAAGAAAGATAATATCACTTCAGATTCAATCTTTAATTATATGTTTAACAATTTAAATTCGAAATAATGGATGAGAATATAAAAAAACAGTTAGACGATGTTTGTAATATTATTGATGAGAAACTGGAGAAATCTGCTAAGTCAATCAAAGATAATGTTAATAGCGAAGTCGATACTGTAATCAAAGGCGAGGTTAAGAACCTTGTCGAGAAACATTCTGAAATAGTTGAGAGATTAGACAAGATCGAAGTTGAAAACAAAAAAGACAACTTTAGTGATGTTTATAAAACTAAGTCAGATGTGTTCGGTGATGCTATTGAAAAAAGTGAATCATTCCAAGCAATGAAATCAGGAAATTCAAATAACGCATCATTTGACCTTAAAGCAGACGTTTTAATATCGTCTGACTTTGCAGGTGCTAGTTCAGCTAGAGATGCAACTGGTGTTGAGAGAGTAGCAGGAATTAAACGTGATCCGTCAAATGTGACGAATATGATGAACATAATTCCAGTAGCTTCAACAACATCTAATGTAATTAGATATGTAAAAGAATCAGCTTATACTGACAATGCAAGTAATGTTGCAGAAGGTTCAGCACCATCTGATTCTGAGTTCCAATTAACTGCAACTGATGCTGTAGTACAGAAGACAAGTGCTGTTATGACTATCTCACAAGAGATGCTCGATGACACACCTGCGTTGCAGAGCTACCTTTCACAAAGAATACCTTCGAAAATTATGACGGTAGTCGATGATCAGTTACTTAATGGATCAGGAAGTTCACCAAATCAATTAGGTTTGATGAATGGTGGTACAACTTTTTCAGCAGGTGGGTTTGCTAACGCAATCGAATCTGCACAAGAATTAGATGTACTGATTGTTGCGTTAAATCAATTAGCTTTAGCTAACTATGCAGGTAACGGAATCATTTTAAATCCAACTGACTTCCATAAAATCTACCTATTAAAAGATACAACTAACGAGTATCTAAGAGGTAATTCTGTGGTTACAAGTGAAGGGTTCACTAGAATAAATGGTGTGCCAGTTTATTTAAACAATAAGATGGCTTCAGGATCATTTGTTGTTGGTGACTTCTCACAAGGATCACAAGTTTTCCAAAGAGAAAACTTAACTGTGGACTTTGGATATGAAAACAACGATAACTTTGACAAGTATCTTGTCAGCGTTAGAGGTATTATAAGAATGGCTCACGCTATCTATTTACCAAACGCTTTCGTAAAAGGTTCGTTTAGCACAGCTAAAACAGCTTTAGAAACTTCATAATAAGTTATATTATTGGGTTATTAAAAGGGCAACATTTTTGTTGCTCTTTTTTTTTATCTTTGTTTAAATCAAAATTTAGAATTATGAAAATTAAATGTAAAACCGAAATAACTAGAGAGGGTGTAGAATATCAGATTGGTGATATAGTTGATATACCTGAATCTAATGTTTCCAAATGGATAGAAAAAGGTTGGGGTGAAAAGGTAGTAAGTAAAGAAGATAAATCTCAAAAAGAAACAAAAGAACTAAAGGTTAAAAAAGAAACAAAATAATGATTAGTGTACAAATTGATTCTACTACTGGAAGTGAGATTGTTGCAAACTCTGAACTAAAAGATTATGCAAGGATAGAAACATCAGATGATGATACTATCGTTGCAGAAATGATTAAGTCTGCTAGAGAGAAGTGTGAAGCATATATTAACAGAGATATTGTCGCAAAGACAAGAACGCTGTTTATAAGTGATGTTCATAGATCAGGCGAATACGGTGACTTATATAGACGTAAGATTAAAATAGTTTTGCCATTTGCACCAATAGCATCTGTAACATCTGTGCAACAACAAGATAGTAGTGGTTCACTATCAAGTATAGGTCATAATGTTTATGGGTTTGAAGATAAATATATTGAGATACCTTCAGATTATGTTCGTAATATAAAGATCGTATATACAACAAGTGGTCTTTCATTTAGTGATATAAAAATGGCGATTAAACAATTAGCAACAACGTATTACGATAACAGAGCAGAATATGTTAAAGGAACTATTGTTGCAGAGTTACCCACAAACATAAAAAGTATATTATCTAAATATGTTTACTATAATGAGTTATGATAAAAGCAGGGGATTTAAGATACAGATTAACGGTAAAAAGAAATACTAATTCTGCTGATGGATATGGTGGCTTTACTTCTTCACAATCAACAATAGGTACATTTTGGTGTGATCGTGAGTTCTTAAATGGAAGAATGATATTTAGAGATGGTAAACGAATACTTCAAACTGGTATTGAGCTGACATTGCGTAAGAACACAGCTACGACAAACATTCAAAGAGGTGATATATTATTTCTTACAAACGATTCTAATAAATATAGAATCAACGAGATGTATGAAGAAGATTTATACACATTTAAAATACTAGCAGATAAACAACAATAATGGCAAAGAAAAAAGCAAGAATGTCGGCAGAAAGCAAAAGACGTTTTAATCGTAAGATGAAAGCGTTAGCTAAGTTTATAAAACCAAATAAAGGTTTTTCTAAACTTCTTGCAGGTATGGGTACAGATATAATAAGAAGATCATCAAGAAGAGTACCAGTAGATACTGGTACGTTAAAACAATCAGTATTTATAGAGGGCAAACCATTTAGTATTGTAGTTGGATATAATGCAGACTACGCTACGTTTGTAGAAGAGGGTACAGCTAATATGAAAGCACAACCATTCTTTGAGCCATCCATACAAGAATCAATAAAAAGGTTTAAAGATAACTGGTCAGTACAAATACAAAAAGAATATAGGAAATGAAAGATGCAAGTCACTTTATACGTAAACAAGTTTTTGATGCACTTAATGGTAACATCACACTTAATTCTGCAAATGTACCAGTATATAATGTTGTGCCTTCATCAGCAAGTACACCGTACATATTAATTACATCTGTATCTAATTCTATAGCAGAAGATATAAAAGATACATATTTAAATGAAATAATTACTGATGTTGAGATTGTTACTGCATTTGATACAAATACTGGTGGTCAGTTAGATGCAAACTTAGCTATGAATCAAATTACACAAATACTTATAGATAGAACATCGTTCTTTAATATGACCTCTAATAATTTTAAATGTATTTCTGCACAAAGTAATGGCGTTGCTTATATAAGTACAGATACTGACACTGAAACAATATATAGGGGTATTCTAACATTATCAAACCTTGTAGAAGAATTATGAGATTAGAATTATATAGATTTAGTTCACAAAATGAAAGTACACTTGGAATTTTATACTTAATTAAAAATGAAACTAACGAAAAAGATTTTTTATGCTTTACTCTTGAAGATGAAAAAAGGGAGGTCAAAGTTTATGGAGAAACTCGCATACCTGAAGGCACATATAAAATTAAATACAGAAAAGAAGGAGGTTATCACAATAAGTATTCAAAACGTTTTCCAAATATTCATAGAGGTATGCTTGAAATTAGCGATGTGCCTAATTTTACTCACATTCTTTTGCATTGTGGTAATAGTGATGATGATACAGCTGGTTGCCTTTTGGTTGGAAATGTTGTATCACAAAATATTACAAAAGATGGATTTTTAGGACAATCAACAGATTGTTATAAAAGAATTTATCCAATATTAACAGATATTTTAGATATGCAAAAACATCTATCAATTAAAATAATTAATTTTGAAGAAAAGTAAAATCAAAAAAAATATGAATGATATTACAAATAAAAAGGTTGCAGTCGATCTTGACGGTGATGGAAAATCTGATTTTAAAGTAGACATAAAGTTTTTGGGTTTACTTATAGGTGGTATTATATCTTTAACTATGACATATTCGCAATTAACATCAGAAATAGAAGTTGCTAAAAAACTACCTGAATATAAGATTGAGCAAGATGATACTAAAGTAATTAATCAAAAAATTGATTACTTAATTAGAGAATTAGAAAAATATGAAGAACAAACTAATAGAAGATTAAATAGTTTAGAAGATAAAGTGTATAAAAAATGAAATTATTAAGCGATATAAATTTATCTGAAAAGAATGTAAATGATCAATTAAAAACTACACAAATTTTATCAAAAATAAATACTTTAATGGATGTAGCAGATGGTTTAAAAGAATGGGAAGGTGTACAAAGGATAGAAATATTTCTTAGAATAGAACATAAATTAATGGATTTAATAGATGAATTATAATGCAAATACATTTGGAAAACGTAGATTTTGCTGTGGTAGCTGTGACACTTGTTGGTGCTATGTTTGTTGGGGGGTTGATAATATATGTGTGGCTAACAGATAAAGATAGATGAATAAGATATTTCAGAAACTCTTTGGAGAAACTGCTAATGGTATCGCAAACATTGTTGATCGTTTCGTACAGACAAAAGAAGAAAAGCATAAAGCTAATCAAGAGATTCAGCAATTATTTCAATCCTTTGAGATTGAGATGCAGAAAAATACTACTGAGAGATGGAAGTATGATTCTACATCAGATAGTTGGTTATCTAAAAACATAAGACCTTTAGTATTATTAATTCTTGTCATATCTACTATTCTTCTGGTTTTTATAGATGCAGGTAAAATATCTTTTGAAGTCAAAGAAAGTTGGGTAGATCTTTTACAAATAGTTTTAATTACAGTAATCGGTGCCTATTTTGGATCTCGTGGACTTGAAAAGTATTCTAAAAAATAATGCCAAAAAAAAGATTTTTTCCAAAAGCATACGAACCTAAACCAAAGAAAAAAAGAAAAGGTATACATAGTAAAAATAAAAATACAAATAATAAAGAAGGTAAATATTATAGTGGGACTAAATATAGAGGACAAGGAAGGTAAAGTTTGTGCTACTTGTAAAAAGAACAAACCATATAATAGATACTATAAAAGAGAAAATAAAAAACCTGAGATACATTGCAAAGACTGTAGAAACAAGAAACGAGAAGAAAGACACAGACATTGGAAGCAACAATTTATTTATAAGCTATCGACACATGTAGATATTAAATGTGTAAAATGTGGTTATGATAAAAATTTTAGTGCATTAGATTTTCATCATACTAAAAGAAAAAAGTTATCAATAGCAAGAGAGATCAGAAACTTATCTGAAAAAAGTTTTTATGATGGTAAAGTAGATCGTATATTGACAGAGATAATGAGTAAATGTGAGATACTATGTTCAAACTGTCATCGTGAGCATCATAACAAGCATATAATGAATATGAAAAAATAGTATATTTGTAAATAAAATATTCTTATGGGAACACCTTTGACTGGAAATACTATTGCTTCAAGTTATCTTGGACTTTTAAAAAGCACCGATTCTTTAGCAATAAGCACTTCACCAAAAACAATAACTGATGGTGGTGGTAACGATTTACCTATAAAACTTTCTACTACACAATTTCTTGTATCAGATGGATCAGCTTCTGTACCAACTATTGGATTTTCAAATGATGTAGATACTGGGTTTTTTTATAGCACAAACAAGATAAATGCTACAATAGGTGGAACTACAAAATTCGAATTAGGATCATCTAGTTTAAAATTATCTGCTTATGGTAGTGGAAGTATAACTGGTACAGTTACACAAAGACTAGGTGTCACTTCTAGTGGTGAAGTAGTTGAAATACCTATTGGTGCAGGAGCTTTGGATGGTTCAGGTACAGCAGGAAAACTAGCAAAATTCACGGATTCAGATACGCTAGGCGATTCTATTTTAAGTGAAAGTAGTACAGTCATAACTAATACTGGAGTTTTTAGAACATCAACTGGTAATGCAGGAAGTCCTGCTTATTCATTTACAAGTAACACTAATACTGGTATGTTTGTGGATGGTACTAACTTAAAACTTGGTTATGCAGGTGTTGTCGCCTTGACAATAGATGCTAATAGTGACGTTTTAATATCTAGTAAACTTGGCGTTGGTATAGCCACAACACCATCAGAAAAATTAGAAGTATCAGGTAATATACATTTATCTACTGCATCATCTACTATATCAGCGTTTGGTGATTTAGTTTTAGATTTTGATAATTCAAAACTAAACAATAGAACATTTAAAATCACATCAGATGATGGTGATAGTACATTGCTTACATTGTTAGAATCGGGAAGTTTAGGATTAGGTACAACAAGTCCTAATGAAAAATTTGAAATTTCAAGTGGCAATATAAGAATGACTAATGGCAACCAAATAAATTTTGGTAATGGTGACGTTTATATACAAGGTACTACTGCAAGTGATAATATTCAGCTTGGATTGACTGGTTCTACTAAATTCACTTTTGCACAACTTACTGGTCTTCGTATGCACGATTACGGAAGTGGTAACATTACTGGTACTGTTGCTCAAAGATTAGGTGTTGATTCTAGTGGAAATGTAATTGAGATTCCAGTTGGTGGTGGTACTGTGGATGGATCAGGTACAGCAAATACTGTAACAATGTGGACAGATTCTGATACTATCGGAAATGCACCTATAACAATATCTTCTAATGACGCTACCTTTGCAGGTAATGTAAATATTGAAAATGCTTCTACACCTTTATTAACTATAAAAGATACAACTAACAACGTAAATGTATTAATTGGTGCAGATGATACTAACACTTTTATAAGAGGTTCAAGTGGTAGTGTATTTCTACAGACTAATGGTTCAAATACTGCTATGACTTTAGACTCTGCACAACGAGTTGGCATAGGCACGACTAGCCCTGCAACAAAATTAAATGTCGTAGATTCCACAGCATTGACAGCACAATTTAGTGGTTATTCTCACGCATCATCATCAAACAATGCAAGACCTGCATCTGGTTCAATAAGATTAGGTGATGGAACTGGTTCTACTGGTTTATTAATTGATTATACAGACCAAGGTCAGACAGTTGCTTTAATTAAAAATGAATATGTTGCTTCAACAACTTCTGAATTAAGATTTCAAAGTCCTTTTTTAAGTTTTTATACTGGCACAAGTCCATCGGAAAAAGCAAGAATTGATTCGTCTGGTAATTTTCTTGTAGGTTCTACAACATTCAATGCAGGTTCTTTTGGTGGTAGTGCTAAAGGAATTAATGTTGCAGGTGTACAACCTTTAATATTATTACACGAAACAGATACTGATAAAGATGGCTATATTGGTATTTCGGGTTCTACAATGTTTATTCAAACTGCTGATGCAATACCAATACGCTTTGGCACAAGTGATGCAGAACGGATGCGTATTGCAAGTAACGGAAACGTAGGAATTGGTGAGACGAGTCCAAATGATACGTTACACGTTCAAGGTGATGTGAAAATTGTATCAGGTGTACAAAAAACACCTTTATTTGAAGTAAGTTCTTTTATTGGTGGTCATACTGGTGATGTAGCTTATATACATTGTGCAACACCTAGCAGTACTGGTTATAATCTTCTTCACGTTCAAGGTGATTCAGATGACACACCAATAGAGGCTTTAGTAGTTAGAGGAGACGGTAACGTGGGAATTGGAACGACTGCCCCAACAGCTAAAATACAAATTGAAAACACTTCAGCAGGTAACGCAACAGTAGGTGCTTTCTTGGTAAATTCAAGTACAAACACTAACACAGAAGTTAGATTGGCTTTTGCATCACACACTAATAGCGATACTGCAACTAATAGATATTCATATATAAGTACAATAAATACAAGTGGTTCAAATGGTCAAGATATGATATTTGCTACTAATGCAACAGGTGCAGGTGGAAGTGAGAAAATGCGTATTACGAGTGGGGGGGTAGTTTCTATTGGTTCTGCGTCACCTTCAGGTAGTTTATCAGCAGGTGGTTTAGATGTACTTGATAGAATAGCAGTTGGTAGTGGTTCAGTTGGTACACCTGCTTTACATTATAGAGATGATACTGATACTGGTATATTCTTTGGTACTGGTGTTGTTGGTTTAGTAACAGCAGGTTCAGAGAGAGCAAGAATTGATTCTAATGGCAGATTAGGCGTAAATCAAACTAGCCCATCTGCACAAGTTGATGTAGAAAATGCTCTTACAAGTATCCCTACAATCAGAATATGTAATGAAGTTAATGGTGGTGATGGTCACGAATTTCAAAGATGGCAATATGTCTCAGGCTCAACCGATTTTAGATTAGGTTTATTTCAACAAGTAAGTAGTGGCTTAGTCAAATATCGTTTTGATTTAGTAAACAATGGTACTTCTTACGCTAGTAATTTGGTTTTAGATAGAGGTCGTATAGGTATTAATTCTGCACCAAAAAGGACATTCGACGTTGTATTAAATTCAACGGGTTCAAGAAGATTCTTTGTTAGTTATGATGATAGTATAGTTTCTGTACACTCTGCAAATGATAGTGAAAACCCTGAAACTTTTAGACTTATTGGTGATAATATAAGATTTAATACTGGAACAACTGGTACTGGAAGTGAGGCAATGCGTATAACGGATAGTGGAAATGTGGGTATAGGCACAAGTACAGTCAACAGTCGTTTTGTCGTAGATTCAAGTGACACTGATATTGCTTTATTCCAAGGCTCTAGAGATTTTGGATTAAAATTTGGTGAAACAAGTGTTGATTCAGGCTTATCTCAATTTCAGTTGATTGGTATTAATGCCTCTAATAGTTATAATAATTTACATTTGAGGTCTGCTGTAGGAACTGGTATTGTCATTGATACATCTAATAATGTAGGTATTGGTACATCAAGTCCTGCATCAAAATTAGAAGTCGAATCTACTACAAATGGTGAAGTTGCAAGGTTTGTTTCTTCAGCTG